TGTATTTTATCCAAAACCCAATCCCAATCTCACAATCAACAAAACCATGAAAAACGAACAAACAATCGGCCAATGGCTGAACTGGGACTTCAAGACCAATGGCGAACTTATTATTAAAGACAAGAATGGCAAAAATTTATACAATGAACTTTCAGATAATCGCTGGTATAAGATAGAATTAGATTCGCAAGGCATAGTCATCTACTATGAAAATTCAGATGGTGTCATTTTTGACTTTCGCACCCCCGAAATCATCGAACACAACGGACGTAAATACAAATTAATCCCCTAACCAAAACCCACAATCATGAGCAATTACACCCCTCAACCCAACACCTTCAGCCTGTTCGTCAACGACAAAGGCGACAACCCAAAGCGTCCTGACTACAAGGGCGACATCATTCTCCCCGATGGCACCAAAATGCGCCTCTCCGCATGGGTGCGTGAATCGGCCAACGGAGGCAGGAAGTTCCTGAGCGGCAAGGTCGAGCCGATGCAAGAACAGCAACAATCTGCACCATCTCCACAAAAAGATGGCGATGACTTGCCGTTTTAGTGTAAATTTGCCCGAAGTTTACATTTAAGAGTAGAACGCATTCCTTGTAATAGCAGCCAAGGGATGTTTAGATAAAGGGTCATTAACCCCTTGCCTCGGCTGCTGCTATCAGTCGGGGCATTTTTTTTAATACCACATGGAAAATAGTTGGTACAAGCACTCCCCCAGCGATTGGCTCGCAGGACGAATCAGCCGCAAATCATTTGAATTGCAGGGGGCATTCATTCACATTTGTCAGCTTTACTGGGTAAAGCATGGCCATCTCACGGTTCATCAGGCATCGCTTGAGATTGGCGAATCCTTGCTTGGTCAGTTAATGAATGCTGAAATCATCAAGCATGAATGCGACCAAATCCGTATTACTTTCCTTGACTCGCAGATGGCTGACCTTGACCGATTGAGTCAGCGAAGGAGTGAAGCAGGACGCAGAGGAGGTGAAAGCAAAAGCCAAGCAAGTGCTAAGCAAATTGTAGCAAGTGCTAAGCAAAACGAAGCAGATAAGATAAGATTAGATAAGATAAGAGGAGAAGAGATAGAAGATAAGAAGGAGAAGAAGAATACTTGTGTGCTTTTTGATTCCTTTTGGAGTGCCTATCCCCGCAAGACCTCCAAGCAAACCGCATCCAAAGCATTCGCCAAGCTATCGGACGAGAACCAGCAGAAGGCCATCGACAACATCGCAAGGCTCTACGCCAACACCGAGGTGCAGTTCGTTCCCCATGCCGCAACCTACCTAAACCAAGCCCGCTGGGAAGACGAGGCCATCGTCCGAACCAATACCTTTGCAAGACCACTACTAAACCAATCCGAAGATGCAGACCTACCACGCTACCGCTGAACGCAGGCTTTTGTCCTGCCTGATGGATGCCTTTATTGACCGAGCATCCTTCCTCATGCAAATCCCTGAACGCCTGTTCACAGGAAACAACGTGTTCATCTACCGAGCCATCGAAGCCCTGCACCGAGCAGAGCGACCCGTTGACTTAGTTACGCTCCACCAATACCTTGTTGAAAACAATCAAGCCTTTGTAACCCTTGACCTTGGATTCTTTGCCGATGGCATCACCATTACCTCGGACTGGAAAACCTACGCCGCTGACCTGAACCAAGCGTGGAAGGCAAGGGAGGAGCAGCAAATTATGGACGACCTTGCGGCTGACCGTGATATTCCAAGAGCCTTCGCCCGCTTCCAAGCCATGCAGGCCGTGGAAACCAATGCTTCCGAAACCACTGCCCACGAACTCGCCAAGGAGTACCTGCTGAACATGAACGAGGTGAGGGAGGGCAGACGCAAGGATTCGGTTTACCCCACCTTCATCAGCCCGCTTGACCGTATGCTGACGGGATTCAAGCCATCCGAGTTCGTTCTGCTTGGCGGTCGCCCTGCGATGGGCAAGACCCTCCTTGCTTTGCAAATAGCCATGAACCAAGCCATGGCTGATATTCCCGTGGTGTTCTTTACGATGGAGATGAGTGCCGACCAGTTAAGCCAACGGATGCTTTCTAACCTTGCGGAGATGGATGGGTCGCACTTCCTCAACCCCACCGAGCGAATCACCTCCGACCAATTTCTCGACTTGGGGAAAAAGGCTGACCTCCTTAAGTCAAAGCCGCTGTATATCGTTGACCTGCACCAAGCCAACCTCGACCGCATTGAAGGCGAAATCGCCAAACTCAAAACCAAGTACGGCGTTTGCGGATTTTATCTCGACTACCTGCAACTCATTGAGCCAACCAAGATGGACAAGCCGAAACCTAAAATCGAGCAGATGACCAACATCAGCAAAACGCTTAAGACCATCTGCAAGAGGCAGAAGGTGTTCGGGGTTGTGGTTTCTTCGCTATCCCGTGCAACCGAAGGCAGGGCAGACCATCGCCCTATCATGAGCGACCTTCGGGAAACAGGGCAACTTGAGTTTGATGCCGACAAAATCGCTTTTGTGTACCGACCCTATGAACACGACAAGAGCAAGGAGGCCGACCTGATGGAAGTTATTGTCCGAAAGAATCGCAACGGTTCACTCGGCACGGCAGACATCCAGTGCCACCTGCCATTTACCAAAGCCAACGAATTTCCACCCCCTAAAATATGACGGAAGAATACAACCTCCAAGCCGCTTGCGTCAAGCTATTTGCAATGCTCCGACCCAACGAACAGGGTCTGCTGTTCTTGAACCACAACAACCCCCGAAGCCGTTCCAACGGTTACTTCCTTAAAAACATTGGCCTGACGGCTGGCGTTGCCGACATGACCTACCTATCCCCCAAGGGTGCGGTATTCCTTGAGTTTAAGGCACCCAAGGGCAAGCAATCCCTCTCCCAAAAGTGGTGGCAGGGGGTCGTAGAGGCAGTTGGCTACAGGTATGTAGTCATCCGAAGCGTTGAGGACTTTCAGCGAGTGGTCGCAAGTGTGTAATAGTTGTGTATATTTACCTCATGCGATACCTGCTACTGCTCCTGCTGACCGCTTGCACCAATGACCGCCCATGGAGGGTGATTGAGGTGCGGGCCAAGGGTAACGCCTGCGAGTACGTCCTGTCCCGCTCCAACGGGTTCGGGCCACAGGTCAAGACCCTCACCGATTCGTGTGGTGCGTACAAGCTATTTCAAACCTTAAACCTATGAAACTAAAGTAAAATGAAAGAACAAAATTTGAATACCACAGAAACCGCCAATAGCGATTTAGGTGCTGTTAGCAGCCGTTTAAATGTTTACGAATACATTTGGTCAAAAGTGTTCCCAAATGAAGAATTGAACTATGATGACTTCTATGATTGGTCAAGAGAGAATGCTAATAGAGCCTTAGAGTTAGCTTTGGAATACTGCGATTTAAATCGCCGCTAACTCGCTCATTCGTGAACCCAACCAAACCCCAACCCCATGAAAAACGAAACAATCAAAACCGAATGGAGCTTGCGTTCATGCTTTGAGCAGATGCGAGACGCGAATGGTGATGTGATGTTAACTGAGAAGCAGCAAGAAGAAATCATTAGGCTTGTAGAAGGTCGTAGCAGAAAATGGATTAAATTGAAAAAAACAATGCCTTCGTTGCCAAATGATTTGGACGATGATTCAAATTGCGACTGTAATTTTAAACTTGGATGGCTGGCTTGTTGGGACGCTTACATGGCAAATGAAGTGACCTCGACATCTATTCAGGAACAGGACGACCAACCATTAATTATGACGGATGTTAGAAAACGTTCAGGGCCAAATCGTTGCCCAGTATGTAATGGGAACGGATTAGTCCCTAATTTTTTTTATGCACAAGCAAGCAATTATCAATCAACGAGCTCTTTTAGGGCTTCTCCTGAACCATGCCGTTCCTGTAACGGTTCTGGCATTGTCTTTAGATAATGCATTGTAAGCTGTCATAAATTACCCAAAACCTCGCAAATTGTCCCATATAAACCCCAAACCCATGAAAACAATGACGCCAAAAGAAAAAGCAAAGGAACTATTTGATAAATACAATAAAGGTGAATATTTATTTCATCAAGTTGACATAAATGGCGCAAAAGAAGGAGCTATTATAGCAGTTGATGAAATACTAAGCGCAAGACCATTAGAGCCAAACCATGTTGATTGGGATGATTGTGGAGCAACTCACCAGTATTGGTATGAAGCACAAAAAGATGAGGCACTTGAATTTTGGAATAATGTCAAGTCGGAGTTGCAGTCTTTTTAATAATAAACCCCAACCCTATGAAACTATACGCATTCCAACCACAAGGACACGGTGAGCAATCTTTCTTCACCATTGCTAAAAGCGAAGAAGAAGCCGTCAAAGCAGTAGAACGCTACATTGACAAACGCTACAAAAAAAGCAATCATTTCCCATGGGAAGCGGCTGGATGGGGAACGGACTACTACAAAATGACCGTACTTGAAGAAGGAGAGGTCGTTGAAAATGATAACCAATAACCCGACCATTTCGTTGACATCACCAAAATGCTAAACCCCAAACCCATGAAAACCACACCAACCGATTTTATTGCGTACCTCAAGCAAATCCCTGAAAACTCTGGTCAGTTAGTAGATTTAAAACATTCTGACGGAATGCTAAGATGTTACTTTATGTGGTTTTATACGGAGTCAAAAATAGATTTAAAGCCAATTAACAACATTAATATAGTCAGCGTCAATGAAAGGGATTTTGATAAGATA